AACGGCCCCTGATAGCAATGCTAATATTACAAACGGGTTCATCTAGTTACCCTCAACTTCGTATTCAATCATCTGTATGTGCATGGGCGTAGGGTCTGGACAAGTGATTGTCGGTATGACCTCACGGCCCCAGCCGTTAATATCGTAAACGTCTTCTATTATGCCACTAGTCGGGGTGATTGCATTTGGACTTAGTGGCGACTCTGAACCTTGCGGACCAAACGCCCGGATAGGTACAGCAATGCCGTCAATGTTTATGCCGGAAGACTCATAGACACGTACGTTCATCCGTACGATCTTCTTGAGCCGCATCTGATTCTGGCCTGATCCGATGTTTGTGTTCAGTGGCATCGGCTTAATAGTAGGAACAAACAACAGCCCGACCTCATAGTCGCCTGAGTATTCCTCGTTAGCGTCTAGGGTTATCTGTCCAGAAGACACTGCTCTAGGATCTAGTACATAGTTCTCGGTCTCGACAAGCACTTGCACTTGCTTCGCCTCAAGATGACTCAGCCCAGTTATGTTCGAGCCAGTGCGAGCCTTCTTGGTGGAGCAGTCAAGCATGTAGTCAAAGTCCCAGCGCTCAACAAACAGCCTAGTCACTAGGTTTATCGTGCGCTCTACTGAGATATATAGCTCATCATCGACAACGCAAACGCTCTTGATATCGCCGTCTGTCTTCCAGCTTGTGTAGCCGTTAATGTCTTGGCTTCTCAGAGTGTTCAAGATTGTGGCATCGCCGTCATTGTTTACGATAAACAGCCAGTTAGCGTCGTCACTTGCAGTACCCGCTAGAAGGGCCATATCGACCGGCTGATTGATTAAGTGAGAGGCCAGTACCGATCTATCGTCTGACGTGTAAGCGTCCTCGTTAAACGAATACAGGAAGCTCAGGATGGACTTGCCGTGACGGTCTACAAATATGGTCGAGCCGTCTACGTCTTGGACCTCAACCTTGTTCGCACCGTGGGAAGTCTGAGGCTGAATCGTGATCGAGCTAGGTGTGACAGGCTTACTAGTTACAGCAAACTCTGCACCCGACGTAAAGATCTGCAAGTTACGACCGGGGTACACGTCAACAATGTCATTCAACTTACGAGATGAGATGGTCGCAAAGATCGCCTCATCGTCATCACCGTCATCAATATCAAAGTCGAAGAACGATCCCGTCTTAGACATAAAGATTGATTGAGGCTTGGACTCAGTGCCGCCCAATACTAATCGACCTTCATAGAAACAAATGCTGTTTGGATATCCACGGGTGGAAGACCAGACATCTTCTTTGCGGGGTGAGCCAGATTGCGTCTTGGTAAACTCAATCTCGTGGTCAGCAGAGCCTTCAGTCACATACGCAGAAAACAACTCGAAATCCTTTGTCGATTCGCCGGATATCGTGATTGTGTACTCTCGTATTCCCGTTCGCGCTACGGCTACGCCCGTCTCACCAAAGACCGGCATCTCTTGCAGGTTCTTTTGGATGTTAAAGACAGTCGCGGCTTGCTCATCGGCAGTTGAATCACCAGCAAAGCTAATAGATTTGGAAAGAACACCCTCAATGTCTACCTCGAAACGGTCTCCGCGCATCCATTGACCACCGCCGGTATGGTCCAAATACATTACTTGTATCTCATTGACAGGCGTAGGACTTAATGCGTCATCAAAGTCATACTGAGGTACGTTAGTGAAGGGGATCTCGTCAATTACCCAATCATCATTCGTTCCAAGATTTACCAATCGCATCGGCGCAAAGTCACCAACGATAAGCATGACGTTCTCAACCTGAGCCACACGGATATTTTCTATCTGAGCCGATGTTAGGCCGCTATATGTGGGCTTTATATCTGCCACTCTGGTATTCGGAGTGCGATAAATACGGATGTTGTCCCGCGTAAACTCCACAAGGTAGTGCCGGTCATCCTCGACGCTCATATCTACTAAGCGAGGCGTACTGAGAATGGCGGATTCTTCGTATAAAGATAGGCCAGCAATCGTAATCGTTGCGGCACCTAGATCAACAGAGCCAATACGGGCAAGTCGCCAGTATCTAGCAGTCTGACCAAGCAACAATCGGAAGTTTTGCGGGTTAGTTCCAATCAACGGGACGCTTGCGGCGTCGGTATAGGTCACGTCATCAGTTGAATACTGGATTTTAAACTGAGTGCTTGTGCCAGTTGATAGGCTGATCTGGCGAATGTCCACAAACTCAATGGGAAGATCAACCAACAAATCCATCTTGGCTACGACATACGGGTCAGTCGTGCCGATTGGCGTAGTCGTTGAGGTGGATGTCGCATCATTACCGTCATTGAGTACCGATGTTGTCCCGCCATTGGGCATCGTGTACGTCGGTGACTTCTTTGAAATACCCTTAACGCATTCACCAATAAACTCAGTGCCGGGGCGACGACGCATCCCGCCTTGTGGAACGATCACGACGTTCTCAGCAGTCTCGACAGCCTGATAATACTGATTGATATCAATGCGGCCCTTGAGAAGCGGGGATAGCTCGCCACTTACAAAGCTAGACTGAATGAATCTAGTCTTAGCCATTAGAACCTCACATTAGTGAATGGGTTACTTCGTATCGGTTGCGTAGGATGCTGTTGAGAGTCCGTGAATCGAGCCATACGGGACGCATTCACATAGGCCGCGGCCATCTCACCCCTAGCTGAAGAACTGTCTCTAATGCTTGCGGCGAAGTCCATAGCCAGTGCGTACTCAATCATCTTGGAAAAGTACACGGGCCATAAATCGGTCGGTAGCTGGTAGATACTTTCCCAGCCATTGGGGTCAACGGGTGTATCCGTCAGCAAAGACATCTGCGCCTTTCTACGTGCAAAGCCCCAACGATGCTTCGTTAGCTCGTTCTGGACAATGTTGTCGTATAAGTTGTTCGCGACAGTCTCGCGCCGTGATCCACCAGTAAGTGAATTAATCGGAGTATCACCAATTAGAATCAGTGCATTGCTAATTAAGTCGATCTTGCTCGCCATAATCCACCCAGAAATAGAATGGCCCCCGAAGGGGCCGAGTAAGACTTATGCAGTCTTGTCGTACTGAACCTTAACCAAACCACCTTCGTCGCGAACGACAGAGCCAGCCTTCAGCATACCGTTGGTAAGCCAAGAGGTCTTCTCAGGAACGTAGTTGATCTCAGTCTTCATATCGATACCGATAGCAAGACCGACAGATGGACGCTGGAAGAACCAAGAATCCACGACGTTAGCCGCTTCAGTCAGTCCGCCTTCCGTGCGAGTCTCAAGGATGATGAACTGGAAGCCAACAAGAGAGTTGATCTCACCAGATACAAGAGCCTTGACTGCTTGGTAGTCAGAAGAAGTTGCCTTCTCATCTGACAAGAGTCCACCCAAGCCACCAGCTTCGATTACAGCGAAAAGCTCAGTGTTTGGAACACCCTGATCACGAAGCTCAACCTGCGCTGAGTTTACCTTAGCGATAGTCAAGTTAGTGCCACCAGCAGGTACGGCAGTTGTCAGTGGAGTAGACGCGTCCATAGCATCGATGACAAGTTGGTCACAACGACGACCCAAGGCACCGGCGATTGTAGATGCCAGCTCTTGCTTCTCGTCAAAGTTTACGTCTTGTGCGTCAAAGATGTCTGTGAACTCAGGTGCGTTCCAGTTAGCGAGAGTCGCTGTCTTGAACTCGTGTCCAACACCCATTGCAACTACATCGGCAGAACTTGCCTTCTGGTTTGCAAGGCCCTTGCCCATACGACGGAATTTGTAGGTATCACCTACGACGTTGTTTCGGAGTGTGACAGCGTTCTTAAGCAGGCCCATGTTTGCGTAGGCGTGCTTCACCATGCTGTCAAATTCAGTTACCGCTACTGCGGAGAGATTAATTGACATGATTCAGTCTCCTCTATGTCAAATTGAAAAAAAATGATTAAGAGATTTTGGACTGAGTACCCGATAGCCGGTCAGTCGTTCAACCTAAAACTACCGGGCCTTGTGAAAGGGGTATCCGATCTCGCTATGATACCACAGACTGTGTATTAACCAACAACACGTACATTGGGCTTATCACCGCCAAATTCTTTCATCATGCGCTGGATCTTGGCTTCGTGATTAGGATCGACGGATCGAAGGTACTGACCGTTGTCAGACTTCTTATACATCTCAGATTCGATGTCTTCCCACGTAAGTCCACCCGGCTCAATGTAGCCATCAATCGGTAACTTAGCAGGGGCCGTAGACTTTACGAGAGCCTCGATTAGCTCGACAGCTTCAGCACTGTTCACGGCATAACGTAACCGCTCGTATGTATCGCCATCGAGATTGTTCTTCATGTACTGCTCGACAACCTTGACACGCTCTACACCGTTATCGCCTAGCTTCTGAAGCTCAACTTCCATTGATACTTCTTCAGCCGCCTGATCTTGAGCCGACAGCAATTCCCATGCGTCGTTCATTGCAGACTGAGACATATTGGTCTTCTCACCAAACGACACTAGCTCTTGCCATAACGCATCGTCTGACTCGACACCCTCAACAATCGAGTAACCGTCTTTAGGTGCGCCAGTGAATCCACCAAACTTCTTCTCTAACTCGGTGTATGCCTTGGCTTGCTCTGCTACTGACTTGTATTTGTCGGCTTTGTACCACTCGGGTTGATCGCCAACGCCCTTGATCCCATCACTCAAAAAGAATTCGCCTTCACCTAATGTGGGTTCTGCGGCGTCTACTAATGATGTCAGGGTGTCGTTACTTTCTACGGCCTGTTCTTCCATGATTATCTCCAAGGATATTGAATTACTGCTCGTTTAGGGTTTACGGGTTGGTGTCTTAGCAGGATAACTTCCACCCTGCGCTTGCCATTGATCACAGCAAGATCGTTTACGTCGATCCAATCAACGTGTTGTCCGTCTTTGTAGCACCTAAAAGCACGAAACTTGTGCAGGTACTCGAACTTCTCAAAGCCATACCGCTCATGTAGCCGGTCAAGCCATTCAAGTTCACAGCCAATCGTCGCGAGGTGATCAGTATTCTCACCGCATACCTCGTACTTGGGCTTCGCTTTACGCGTCCGCTTCTTGGGTTCTTCCGTCATAGTCTCTCCGTCTGCTGTATGTAGTGGATGATCATACGGATAACACCCGCTTCACCATTGTGATACGCCGCTTCATACGCGACGTTCTGGCTAGATAGGGCGGTAGAGTTATCGAATAGAAAGCGACGTGTCAGATCCTCCAAGACCTTTTGCCCGTCTTCAGTATTGAAGCACCGGGCGTAGGCTTTGGTGAGTTCTGTTATCTGTTCTTGTGCTTTGGCTTTCTGTCTCTTGGCATCTGGGCTTGCGCCCTCAATTGTTTCCCAAGTCATTCAGCTTCCATTTGTTGTGGTTGTTGTTGCATCTGAGCTTGTGCGCCAGCTTGGATGATCTGCTGTTTCTCGACCTCAGACCGTACCAATTCAGAAGGCATACCCGTCTTGGTCGCCGCCCATGTACCGAAGTCCTCAGTCTTATAGGCCATCAATACCTGTTCGGGGCCAGACGTACCCAATACGAACTGCACGGCTTGTTGGACAGCTAATAAGTCTTCGCCGTCTTGCGCTCGTGCTAGTGGGGATGTGAACTTAACCTTTACGTCACGCCCTTCAAGCTCGATAGGGACGATCAATCCGCGTCGAGTCAGTATAGCGACGACACGCTTGAGTATTGGTATGAGTACCTCGGTCTGAAGTCGCCCAAATGCCGACCCGATCCGCTTTGCAAGCTCTCTGGATTCAATAGCAACTTCAGTGGCGCTACGAACAGGACCACTAGGATCACGCAGGTCGTTGAACATTGCCAACTTGATAGCGTTCTGAAGCTCGACGATTTCAAATTGCGCGAGAGCAAGGTTCGATCCTGTATCGAGGCGCTGAATAGAAGGGTTGTTGGTGTTGTTTGATCCGACTGGAATCACGACACCGGGTGCGATCACCATATTGTACGGGTTCGTAACACCGTCGTCAGTAGCCGTGTACATACCTGCAAGGTCTATTGCGGCTTTCTGCAAGACAAACTCTTTAGCCTTGTTCAGTGAGCGTACATCGGGCAATGACTGCATCGCTGGACCACGACCACGTATCTCACCAGCTACCTTAGTGTATCGACCAGTGACCCAAGGGCTTGATTCGCCGAAATCTTGAGTCCATGAGAAAGACTTTTCGTTGTTAACCCACAAGCATCCATAGTATCGCTTGCTCTTAGGGTCAAAGATCACGCCTTCAGATACACGTACTTCAGTATTGGGGCTGTTCTCGATCATGTTGCGTACATTCTGCGAGGCTTCAAAGCCCTGCCACATACGCTCTAGTAAACGAGCCTTAACCTCAAACCGTCGCCAGTGCGTCTCGACCGTTCCGTATGGACCCTCTTCAAATGCAATGCCCTTTTGAGGGATTGTATGGAAGCAAATAGGGTTGGTCTCATCGTCTGTCTCTTCGATCTTCATGGTTGCCGTACCCACGAGAAGATCAAGCGCCGCTTCATAGAACTGCGTATGGAAGTTAGAGCGATTCAAGTAGTCAAAGACTAGCTCGCACTGCTGATCTAGGTTAGCTCGCACATCCTCTTCGGATACATCGAACTGGCCTGACTCAAGCAACCGGATGATCTCTTCGGTCGGTTGGAAAGTAGCCCAGCGTGACCAGATCGGAGCAATGTTTTCCTGTAGCTTGCTCGCCCCCTGCTGAATAGCCGTCAACGCAGTCGAGTCAAAGATGCGATCCATCTTCTTCTGTCCGGTGTTCTCGGTATCAAACAGGTTTCGTTGCGGTAGAAAGTATTCGTACACGTCTTGCAACTGGTCATGCCACATTGACTGCGTGTTGAATGCTTTGGATTCGCGTTCCTTTATGTCTTGGATCGAGCCAAGATGCGGGGGCAAGCTCATAGTGTTACCTATTTAAGTTGTGCTTGTGTGCCAGAGTACGGACCGGAGCGCATACCGCCACCAGCGCCGCCGCGAGTAGCTCCGCCCATACCGCCCATGCCTAACATGGTACGAGCCGTAGAGCCTCCTGCACGGCCTCCTGCGGCCTCTGCACGGCTACGTGGTACACCGCCCAAGAGAGACTTGGTTCCTAGCTTACCGCGAGCCATTGCACGGAAGCGTTCTTCCTGCTCCGCAATCTCTTCATCCAATGCTACTGCCTGACGGCGCTCGACAGCGATTTGCTGTGCTGTTGGCTTAGGTGCTTTCGGTGATTTCATGTCTCAAATACCTATACAGTTGATATGGGGTCAGTATGAATGGATTACTGATACCCAACACTTTCTTTGTATGTCCGACGCAAGTGTTCAACATGAACAGTGATCGCCGGGATTCTCTAATTACAGCCTTGACGATGATATCATTTTCGACTACTTGGGTCACATCATCCGTCGTGTACATTTCCAGCCCCTTTGTCGTCTTACAATGCACGATCCATTTACCGTTTGCCGGAGCTATGACGTAACAGTGTCGGATAGTTGGATGCAGTATCCATGACCACCAATGCCCCTCATCATTCGTAAACACCACATAGCAATCAGAAGACACGAACGTCCATCTTCATCTGCCGCACTGGTCGCCTTACCTGTCCGCTACTTAGTGCTTGTCTGCCTTCGCCTTCACCTTGCAATGCGTACTCCAATGCCTCGACCGGGTGACTGTATTCGTTCTTGTCTGGCTCATCGGTGTACTTCTCACCCGATACCTGTATGCGTCGATAACAGA